ACCGCCACATAGTTACCCACTGCCTAAGTCCTACCGCCACATGCGGCCTAAGAGATATTCTCCGGGCTATCACACTTGGTAAATGGGCTCTCTTTCGAGAGCCGAGAATCTTATTGAGCGGTGAGACGCTTTGGTTCAGCCTTGGCCTTCACGGTGGTTACGCCTTGAGTTTGGAGAAACTTTTCCATCGCCGCCTTAACATCGGCTTCAGGAGCGGATTGAGTAGGGAAGCGAGCTTTTGTGGATTGGGTAGTCATTTTTGAATCTCCTAGTGGTAGTACGTTTAAGTATCCATTCGATGAAGCTATTATATCATGAACCTAAATGCATGTACACATAAAGAGTGTAACAGTTTCTGTAACAAATGTTATCAAACTATAAACTTTGTAACAATCTCATAAAACAATACGAATCTATTAAACTTCCTCGGTTAAAAATAATGGCGCCTCAGAGTGTTCCCTGAGGCGCCATTATGAAATTCCAAGGTGAAATTCCAAGGATTCAGGTGTTAAAAATGCTCGCTAAACCACTCTTCCCAAGACCCTGGGAAATTTACGGGTTGATAGAGCCATCGACCGCCATTCTTCTGTTTGATTGAAATGTTCAATTTTACCTGGTAGAGATCACCCAGGAGGATAGGCGATATCACAGTGATAAAATGTGGTCCTGCTGGAAATAATACGAGGGTTCCCCGTTGTGGAACCAAGCTGAAATTATAGACCGGAAATTCTAGCTTTCCTCCAAACACCTCAAAGCGTGAATCAAGCGGTACGCTATCATTGTAGTCCTTTAGCCAGATAAATCCAACTAGATCAACATCCTTATGTTGAATCCATTTTTTGCGAAGATACTTGGCGTTCTCACAGCCTGGTTTTTCAGCTGGTGCGTTCGCATACTCTGGATAATACTGAAAAACTGGCTTTTCCAACCCGCGGTACGTACTATCATACCGAGTTTCGATCTCTGGGATGATCGTGTGGAATCTCTCGATAATATCTTGTTCCCATTGAAGACAAGACCGTTCAGTCTTTCTTGGAACTCCAGCCTTATCGGTATCTGGGAGATCAATTTTAATTTCTTCTATAATCTTTTCACAGATATGTGGAGATAAGAAATTCTGAGTGACGATGAAAGGACTATTAATCAAGATGGTTCCCTCTATATGTTTTATGTTAGCGGAGTTTGACCGCACTTATGTTGCTAATTTGGTTTTGGATGCTTCTTTCAACGAGGGCAATATCCTTGTCAAGCTCACTTAAGTCTCTACTAAGCTCTTGATGATATCCCCTAAATTCTGGAATTGCGGCAGTTACAAATTCATCTACCTTTCCTATCTGGGCTGTGATTTTAGCTAGAACATCCAACGCCCGCTGGAAGGTATCTTTTAGTGTATCAAGAGTTTGTTGTTCATGAATCTCATGCATTTGCAACTGATGTTTCAGATCATCGAGTTCGGTCTTCATCGTCTTGATGATAGTTTCCACATCTTTTCTGAGTGACATAAAATCAGAAATTTGTGTTTTGATATCAGTTGTTTCAACTTTTAAATCGCTAGCAATTGTTGTAATTGCTTGTAAAACTTCATCAGTTCCTTCATTGATCTTTTTAAATCTTTCATTTAACTCATCAGAGATTGGAGGTTCTGCGAACATAAAAGCAAAAAACCCATCCTTCTTTTTTGTTTGAGAAATAACAAACTTCAATGAAAAGATAGTTATGATAATGATTGCCCCAATTACCATGAAGAACTGAGATGGAGAAAGACTTGAAAAAAGTTGTGAGAGTAAAGATAAAACGGTGTCCATTTTGGTCCCAAATTAAATAATTTGCTTTTATTTATCCATTAGACTGGTTGTTTTAATATTCTTCTGTGTAAATGACATCTACGGTAGCTTCTTCAGAAATTAAAATAATGCCATGAGGCAGGAGCGCCTCATGCGCCTCCTGAAAGGACGAAATGCTGGAATAGTTCTTAAAAGTAAATGTTGGACCAATTCCATTTGCTAAGAAGAAATCAGCTCTCTTTTTTAAACCTAAAAACTTTTCATCTTCATCCTTGAAAAACCCAGAGAATCCTAAGAATGGTGGGGATTGGTGTTGAAGAATATTATTGTTGAATTCATGAAGAGCGATTAAGATGTATTGGAGATAATCTGACATATTCGCGACAAGACTAGAATATGCAACATCTAAGTTCTTTCCAAAATTTTCTCTGAAGTGGCGTAGAATGACTGGGTGCAGATGGCGATGAACCATTTTCACAAAATCAGCAACATTCTTAGAAAAAATATCTGGATGTGCGTCAATTACACTTTCAATCGTTAGAACTTCTTCGTCAAATAGATCACTAAGAGTTTGTAGTAGGAACGTGTTGATCTGACGAGTGTCAGAAAAGAAGCATATTTTTTCAATTCTGAATAACCAATGTGAGAAGCGATCATATTCTAAAAGAACCACTTCTTTTGCCGAATCATCAAATTTTAGATCTTTTCGGGCAAGTTGAACAAAGGTGTGTGCCTGGGTTGTCTTAAACTTACCTAACGCATCAGATGATGCAATTCTAAAAATGATGTTGTTTCTTCTATATTTGATCATGAGATTATTCTCCGGTTGTTTGGGTAATTACCTTGATGGTATCGGTCCCTAGAACAACCTGATTGCATTCGTCTGAGCTACCATCCACACTGACAAGCTTTAACAGGATTGGGAATGAAACTAAAGAACCAGTTTGAATAAACTCAGCTCTTATTGATGTACTTGAAAATGTTGGTGGTTGGTTACAGTAGATGCCGTGCGCTTCCTGTTTTTCAATCGGGCACTTGAATGACATTGTGCAGAACGTGAATGAGACAAATTCTCCAAGCTCAATTAGATTTGAGACTTTTAGAACGCTGCAGGGTGATGCAGGATCACTTGAGTACTTGACAACGCATTCACTTGAAAGATTGCGGAGGATACAAGACCCTGTTGATGTTTGTACTGGTAGATTGGGCGTCTCTTCTGGAGGTGCTGTTACCGCGATTGCATCGGGGCCAGCGATTGCTATTTCAAGCTCTTGGCCAATTTCTGCTGGAGGGGGAGCAACGATTACACCTGGAATTTCATCAGTGATTGGAGATGATGGGATGATTGGAGACAGTTCGGTTGACCCTATGGTTAAATCTGGAGACAGAATTAGCAGGGTGCCGTGAGGTCCATCTGATACGTTAAAACTCAACCCTACATCTTTTGCAAGGGCTTCAAGGGCTGATAAGAATTTTACCTTCTGTTCATCTTTTAGAACTGCGCTTACTATAACGTTTGACATATTATTTCCTATAGCGTTAACGAGAGTTTCTCGTAAAACTTTTCAACTCGGGTTAGAAGTGGTTCGACGTATTTGGTAAGATCCACAATAAATTCTTGCGGGAAACCTCCATCTGATGTCATTAAGATTATACCTGTATTTATGTCCGTCTCAAACATTTCATTATGCATTATCGAATATGCACAAAGCTGTAATCGATAATCCTCAACTTGAGCTGGGGTCTTTAGTCGCGTCGATGTTTTAAAATCGATGATAGAAGGAACTCCCTTATAGACACCAATAACATCACATCGTCCAGCAACTTCAATCAAATCTGAGAAGAGAGCAACCTCTTGCCCCCAAACTTCCTCAATTCTACTTAGCTTTAGCTTTAACGCGTTAAATGAATTTATGTCTGCTTGACTGAATATTTGATTCTGAAATAAATCTTCCTTTTTTAGAAAACGTTCCGCCAGAAGATGAACTGCAGTTCCACGATCAGCCGCCTCTTGAGTTTTCTTTTGGGCAACATCAACACCTAGAGATGTTTGCCATCTCTTCAGCGATGTTGCTTTTTCCTCAGACATTGTTCCGCCCAGTATGGTTGTTATGGATGGGTAAAACTTACCACTGGGTGTTTCGTAAAAGCGCATTCCCTTTACGGGTAACGTCTGCATATCAGGATAGTTGTATTTCATTCTTAGTCTTCGTCGTTATTTTCTTGTTCATTTGAAAACAGAGCTTCAATTTCTTTTACTTGTGCGTCCGGTAAAAATATTCCATTTGGGAACTTCGATTCATCTCCAGTTTCTTTGACGGAGTATCCACCCTTGATAGGCGTAAAGACGAAACGTTTGTCATGTGGATTAATAACAGAAACGGTTTTTTGCTTTGATAGACCAAAGTTGAGCTTTGCCGCCTCACCGTCAGACATCTTGATCGTCATTCCTTTTGCCTTCATGAGCAATCCAAACTGCCCCATCTTACCTATAATCCAGCGCCCATCTGATGCAGCTTCTTCTTCAGCAATAACATCACCAATCCAGTTTAAGCTGGCAGTCTGAACTGGGGCTCCTGGTGTAGTAGGCGCGGTGTTCGGCGCAGTTGTAGCTGGTGAAAGTTTCATAACATTAGCAAGTGCTTGTCCAGCAATATTTATTTTCTGTAAAACAGTACTTTGCTTTAGTGCAACTAATCCTGGCACGCTCTTTGACACAAGTTGCTTTGCCTGATAGTTCATGGATCGTGGAGAGTTCATGTCGAACCCGATCGCCATTAACATGTTAAATATTCCATTCAGTCCAGCATTTGCAAATGAAGATTTTGGAGCATTGATTTCAGAGAGCATCGTGCCCTTAAATGAAACTGATTCCTCTGCTGGGACGGGTTCCTCTGCAGGTTCTTCATCACTGGCTGGTTCTTTTTTCTTCTTTGACTTCTTTTTCTTCTTGATGATCTGCCCAAACTCATCGCGTTCTTCGCCACTTGGTTCCTCTGCAGGTTCTTCAGAGGACTCATCACCTTCTTCAGATGATTCCTCATCACCTTTAGGTTCACCATCTTCTAAAGGGGGTTCATTTTCTTCCCCAGAGTTTCCTTGTGTTTCATTACCAACATCACCTGAACTGTTTTCATCGGAACCACCTTCACCATTTATTGAGAAGTCGAGCTCGGACGAGCCTTGATTTTCAGAGCCTTCTGGTGGAGCTTGTTGATCTAGCGGAGCAGATTGATCTGGTTGAACGCTCTTTGGCCATTCGACATCTACAATGTCAAACTTATTAGCAAGTTTATTAATCACTTCTTCTACGTCGTCTTCTGAACCTAGAAGAGCGGCAAGAGCTTTTTCAAATTCATCAGCTTGGCCCGCATTAACATAAACCTTTGCTACAGATCCATCGTCCATTTCCATACCAAACGCAACCGAATCAACTTCATCATTTAGCTCATGGGCCTTATTAAGGTAACGATTTACATCCATTTGAGAAACGTTATCTCCAATATTCACGTTGTTTCTAAGCTGTTTAAATTCTACGTCATTGTGAGCTTGAGCTGTATCATCTACGTCGGTAGCAAACTTCATGTCACTAACGTGCGCCCATTCTTCTGAGATTGACCGTAGTAGTGAGAATTTTCCTTCTATTTTTGGTGCTGGGAATTTCTTAGGACGTTCAAACGTTCTAGCTCTGCGACTGATCATACGAGTACCCTTGAAGAGCTTCTTGGGCAGCGCGGCAATGTTATTAGCAGCGGTGGTTCCACCTGCCGCATTTGAAGTTACGTCAGATGAACCACTAGAAGTAGGAGCTCCCTGTGATGCATTACCCCAGCCGCTACCACCAACCGCCCCCGAGTCCGCCCCCGAGGATGTTGCTCCTCCTTCACCATCTTCTGAAATTAGTCTAATTAAATTGTATGATTCTTTCACGCTCGTTTCCTCCCCACTGAAGAGCCCTTCGATTGTTCTTCCATAAAGAGCCAACACTAGATCTGTGCTTGTGCGACTTTGAAGAACTTTAGTGTTGAGCTCAGCAATGTCCTTTTTGGTTTCAGCGAATGCCGTGAGGGTTCGCTTCATAATTTCTGGGGTGATGCCGATTTCTTTACCAGTCTTTAGTGTAAGTTTAAATTCCCCAGCCTCTTGTTTAAAACTGTGTAGAATGTCATTCACTTCCTTAATTGTATTCTGTAGGATAGACGAAATCTTTGTTCTAACCGCGGGAAGACTTGTAATGTTCATGCTCTTTGCCATCGCAAGAGCTGTTGCTTGAGCATCAATTCCTTTGAACTTTGTAGCAAAGCGCTTTGCGCCAGATGAAAGTGCAAGGTCCTTCACCCCAAGTAGTTCAGCTATTCTAATCTTTGCTTGACCAAACGCTCCACCTCTAACATCTATTGATGCATCTTGGTTGGTCGTTCTTACAAGCCCTGAAATTTCAGCTCTGACCGCTGAGTTGAAAGTGTTGATCGCGGTGAACACGTCCTTATCAACGATCTTTGTTTGACTTCCTGTTACTGGGTCTCGAACGACCACTCCCTCAACACCTATGTCCTCAGAAGGATGGAGCTTTTCATCTTGGAGAAACGGTTTGATCTTACGAACAAAATGATTGAGAAGATGTTCTTTGATTGGGGCTTTAAATGTATCTAAGATGTACGCATTTACCTTGACGCGCTCGGCCTTAGCTTCATCACGTTCGTTTTTTGGAACAGAGGTTAAGCTTAGTTCTGCGACCTCTTGATTTGTAAGTTCAGGAAGAACCTGATTCTTTTGAGCGATATACTTTTTTAATCCAGCAAGGAGCTTGGTAGCTTCAGCTGTGTCGATCTTGTGATCTTGAATTGGCTCAACCTTCGTAAATTCCCAAAGGAGCTTTTCTTCATTGAGCTC